GTATATACAGGTTTATACAAATACTTAAAAGAGTTTTGCGAACTTCGTAATTACCACATCATTATAGATGATAAAAATGGTAACCCAGAAACCAAACAACAAATAGATACAAAATATATAACTGATGGTTTATCACTTACAGCTGGTGGTAATCCAATTACGCCTAGGGATTATCAGATAGAAGCTTTGGACCATGCATTATCCAATCGTAAAAGCCTATTATTATCTCCTACAGCTTCAGGTAAATCACTTATTATATACATGGCAATAAGGTCATTCCTTGATTCTAGTGATTCCAATGTTCTCTTAATAGTACCAACAACATCTTTAGTAGAGCAAATGTATTCAGACTTTGGCGATTATTCACAAACAGATGAATGGAATCATGAAGATGAATGCCATAGGATATACTCTGGTAGGGAAAAATATAACATAAACAAAAGAGTTATTATTACAACATGGCAATCCATATATAAGGAAAAATTGGATTGGTTCCAAGATTATGGTATGGTAATAGGAGACGAAGCTCATCAATTTAAAGCTAAATCATTAACATCAATATTAGAAAAATGTGTAAATGCGGAACTTCGTATGGGAACTACAGGAACACTTGATGGAACACAAACACATCAATTAGTACTAGAAGGTTTGTTTGGTCCTGTTTATAAGGTAACTACTTCAAAAGAATTAATGGATAGAGGTTCATTAAGTCAATTAGATATATCTGTATTGATTTTAAAATATCATGATAATTTATGTAAAGCACATATTAAGAATAGTTATCAACAGGAGCTTGATTTTATTGTAGGATATGACCCAAGGAACCAATTTATCGCGAACTTGGCTAGAGACCAAAAGGGTAATACATTAGTACTTTTTAATTATGTAGAAAAACATGGTAAACCATTACACAGGTTATTACAAGATAAAATAGATAAGGATAGGAAACTATTTTATGTATCAGGAGAAACAGATGTCGACACAAGAGAATCGGTCCGTGAGATTACTGAAAAGGAAAAGAACGCCATTATTGTTGCTTCCATTGGAACTTTTAGCACTGGTATTAACATTAGGAATTTACATAATATTATCTTCGCTTCTCCATCTAAGTCACAAATTAGGGTCCTTCAAAGTATCGGAAGAGGATTAAGAAAATCAGAAGATGGTAGAGATACAAAGTTATATGACATTGCAGATGATTTACATTGGAAGGCTAAGAAGAATTATACCCTTCAGCATGCCGCTGAAAGAATTAAAATATATTCCAAAGAAAAATTTAAATACAAACTATACGATATAAATATATAATATGGATAACTTAAATATAAGACAATTTAAACTTATTAATGGAGAGGATGTTATTGGTGTTCTAAATATAAAGAATGATAATAACTATATAATAGAAAGACCAGTCATATTGCTACCTAATTTACTAGGGAATATGCAATTTGCCCATTGGTTTCCATTATCATCTCAAAAGGTATTTAAGTTATATAAAAACCGTGTAGTACATCATGTTCCAATTGATGAATACCTACATAAAACATACATTGATTTCGTCCTCAATACAAAGAGACCAGAATACAAACTTCAGACCATGAGTGAAGCAGTACAAGATATGGTTACTAAAGAGAGGGAATTAATAGAAGAAGACTACCTGGATGTACCAGAACCCAAGGAAACAATACATTAGTTTAGTATACCTCTGGCCCCTGCCAATACTATATTATTATATCACAAAACTGGGGAAATGTAAACACGCAGGTTAAAACTTTTTATGTTTACTTTTGATTGAAAGTATGATATAATATAACATTATGGAGAAAAAATAAAATGTCAGCTAAAGCTAAAGCAAAACCACATTACGTTAACAATAGAGACTTTTCTGAAGCCGTTATGGACTATGCAGTTAGAGCTCAAAAAGCAAAAGCAGAAGATAAAAAAGTACCTACAGTAGATGATTATGTAGCTAAATGTTTTATAAGAATCGCAGAAGGTTTATCACATCGACCAAACTTTGTACGATATACTTATAGAGAAGAAATGGTTATGGATGCTGTGGAAAATTGTCTTAGGGCAATAGGTAATTATAATATCGAAGCTTCTACAAGGACAGGAAAACCTAATGCGTTTTCTTATTTCACACAGATATGCTATTTTGCATTTATCCGTAGGATTACCAAGGAGAAGAAACAACAGGACATTAAGTTTAGATTCATAGAGAAAATGGGTATTGAGGACTTTGTCGCAATGGGTATGGATGATGCAGGAGCTGAACAAACAATGGCTTATGTAGATACACTCAGACAAAGAATTAGTACTGTAAGGCAAAAAGATACAGCAATAAAAGAGTTTGCCAAAAAGGAAAAGAAAGCTAAAAAACTGGAGTTATTCATGTCATGAAACATTTAAGCGAAAAACAAAGAAGAAGTAATATTAAGTTAATGAAAAGCAGAACTGCTAAAAACTTAAAAAGAAAAGAAAAGCAAAAGGTATTAAACCTATATGAACAAAAGGTCAAAGTTGCGGCCAGAAGGATAGGTAAACTACAAAGAAAAATGGTAAAAGAACAAATGAGGGCAGTCCGTGAAAGTAGCAATTCTTAATGATACGCATTGTGGCGTAAGAAATTCATCTGATATATTCTTAAAATATAATGAAAGGTTTTATGGCGAAATATTCTTTCCGTATTTAAAGGAACATAATATTACAAACATATTACACTTAGGTGATTATTATGAACATCGTAAGTTTGTAAACTTTAAAGCACTTAATGCAAACAGAAAACACTTTTTAGAACCATTAAGAGATGCTGGTATTACTATGGATATTATTCCAGGTAACCATGATGTATACTTTAAAAACACAAATGAATTATGTTCTCTTAAAGAATTATTAGGTTATTTTACCTCCAATGTTAATATCGTTATGAAGCCAACAGTGCTGAATTATGGCGGATTAGATGTTGCTGTGGTACCATGGATTAATAATAGTAACTATAATGAATATATGGACTTTATTGCTAAATGCAAAGCTCCTATTCTTGGTGCTCATTTGGAATTAAAAGGTTTTGAGATGATGGCTGGAATACCTAATCCTCACGGCATGGACCATGCAGATACTTTTTCAAGGTTTGAAATGGTTCTATCTGGTCATTTCCATACTAAATCAAGTAGAGAAAATGTACACTATCTAGGTTCGCAAATGGAATTTACCTGGGCTGATGTGGATGACCCAAAATATTTCCATATATTGGATACTGAAACAAGAGAGATTACACCAGTACGAAATCCAATTACTATGTTTAAAAAGGTAATATATGATGATGCCAAAACTGATTACAGTAAGGTAGATGTTAAACAATTTGAACATAAATTTATAAAACTAATTGTTATAAATAAAAATGACTTATATATGTTCGACCAATTTGTAGATAGGCTACAAAGTATTGAAACATATGAACTAAAGATTGCAGAATCTTTTGAAGAGTATCTGGGAGAAAGCGTCGATGACGAGAAAATATCCCTTGAAGATACTACGACCCTTCTAGATTCATATGTCGATGCAGTGGAAACTGACTTGGACAAAGACCATATAAAAATTGAGTTAAGAAAACTCTATACGGAGGCACAGAACCTAGAAGTAGTATGATACATTTTAAATCATGTAAGTGGGAAAATTTCCTTTCCACTGGTAGCGACCCTATCACGATTCAATTAGATAGGACCCCATCAACACTCATCGTAGGCCAAAATGGAGCAGGAAAATCAACTTTGCTTGATGCTTTATCTTTTGGACTCTTTGGAAAACCACACCGTGACATCGGCAAAATGCAATTGGTTAACTCTATTAATAATAAGAGAACAGTTGTTGAAGTTGAATTTACTGTAGGTGACCAGGACTTTAAAATCGTTCGTGGTATTAAACCTAACAGATTTGAAATATGGCAGAATGGTAATATGACCAATCAAGCATCTAATATGCGTGATTATCAAAAGTACCTTGAAACTAATATTTTAAAACTAAATCACAAATCATTCCATCAGGTTGTTGTATTAGGAAGTAGTTCTTTTATTCCATTTATGCAATTACCAGCTTGGTCAAGAAGAGCAGTGATAGAAGATTTATTGGATATTAATATATTCTCTAAAATGAATACACTACTGAAAGAGCGTAATTCAGTAATTAGAGACCAATTGACTGATATCAATCATCAAATAGATTTACTTAATACTAAGATTGATTCACAGACTAAATATATTAATAATCTAGAAGCTCTAAATCATGACCAAATAGAAGGTAAAAGAGAATCAATTGAGACCCACAAAAAAGATATAGATAAGATATTTGTAGAATCAAAAGAGTTAGGTAAAAATCTATCTGTACTTATTACTGAAGAGGAAAAGAACCATAAACATCACATAGAGAAAATGACTGAGGTTAAATCTCTTGATAAAGGTCTAAATGATAAAATCAAAACACTTGTAGGAGATGCTAGATTCTATGAGGAGAATGATAATTGTCCAACCTGTGAACAGGAGATAACTGAGGAAATTAAAAATGATAAAATATCTAAAATTAAGGTTACAGCTTCTGATGTTCAAGAGGAAATGCAAGGACTTAGAAAAGAGATTAGAACAACTGAGCAAGAAGGCCGAACTATCGCAAACCATCTTAATGAACTCAGACAACGACAGCATAAAATAAATTCAAATAATGATAAGATTGCTCTATTACAAAAAGAAATAGACAAGATTCAAAAAGAGATTAATACACTTACCTCACAGTCTGGTGATTCTGGTCAAGCCAAAAAAGAATTATCCACTATGAGAAGAGGTAAGCAAAAATCAACTGAAAACAAATTAAAGTATGTAGAGGAAAGAACTTATAATGAAGTGATTGGAGAAATGTTAAAGGATACAGGTATCAAAACCAAAGTCATCAAACAATATCTACCGGTTATGAATAAGTTAATTAATCAATACCTACAGATTTTGGATTTCTTTGTAGCATTTCACTTAGATGAAAACTTCAATGAAACCATTAGGTCACGTCATCGTGATTCATTTAACTATGCCTCATTTAGTGAAGGCGAAAAACAAAGAATCGATTTATCATTGTTGTTTACTTGGAGGCAAATAGCCAAACTCAAGAATAGTGCAGCAACTAATCTGCTGATACTCGATGAAACCTTTGATAGTTCCTTGGACCACGATGGCATCGAAAACTTAACCAAAATTCTAACTACACTAGAAGATGGTACTAATGTCTTTATTATATCTCATAAAGGAGAAATATTAGAGAATAAGTTTAGGTCTAAAATAGAGTTCTTTAAACAAAAGAATTTCTCTAAAATTAAATAGTCGTGGGGCTATAGCTCAGTAGGGAGAGCGATTGGTTTGCAACCAATAGGTCGTGGGTTCGATTCCCTCTAGCTCCACCATTTCAAAGTTTTGTTACATTTGTGTAACAACTATGTTACAATCTTGTTACTTTTACAAAAAAGTGTTTACATTTGCTCTAGCTATGGTATAATAGTACCATAATTTAATGATAAGGAGTGAATTATGATACATAAACTACAACACCTAGGACTCTTAGATTGGGACTTTGTTTCAACTTTGGGTGGTCTTTTACTATTAATCACTATAGGACAAATCGTATAATGAAACATAAATCAACACTAGCAAAACTATTGGCAAAAGAAGATATTACTGTTCAATATGGTAACTATCACACAGCGTGGTTTGACATTAAAGATAGAGTATTAGGTTTACCTCAATGGAAAGATATGGGTAACGATGTTGCTGACCTATTGATTGGTCACGAAGTTGGACACGCATTATATACTCCATTCGAAGGTTGGCATGACAGCCCTGAAAAACTAGAGGGTTGCCCTAGAACATATATTAATGTTATCGAAGACGCAAGAATCGAAAGACACATAAAAGAAAATTATGCTGGACTTGTTGGTCCTATGGCCAGAGGCTACAAAAAACTATTTGACGATGGTTTCTTTGGAGATGATGTCCTTAATACAGATTGGAATAATGTTAAATTAATCGACAAAATTAACCTAAAGGCTAAAGTTGGTAATTTACTAGATGTTCCTTTCAATTCAGAAGAAATTGTATATTATAAAAGAGCAATGAAAACTCAAACCTTTGCTGAGGTATTGGACTTGGTTAGAGATGTTCTTGCATATACTAAAGAAAATCAAGAAGAATTAATTAAACAACCTGAGCCACAAAATGGCACACAGGACCTACAGGACAATAAAGAAAAAACACAAGAAGGTCCTGGTGGTCATGATGATTATGATAAGGAGGAATCAAATGACGAACAAGATGCTAAAACAGAAGCTTCTAACCAAGAAACAGACACTGACGAATCAGGAGCTACCGAAAATAAATCTACTGCAGGAGATGCAAGTGATGATGACGAATACCAAGGTAGTGTCGAAAATCAAACTCCTATGGAAGAAGATGTTTCAGAAACTGATGAAGCCTTCAGAAGAAAAGAACACACTCTCTTAGATAGAGACGAAAGAGGTCATCAAATCTCTGTTGGTAATGAGTTCAGAAAAGATATATCTGACAGAATTGTTATACCATACCAAGAGTTGGCTGCTGACAGAAAAGCAAAAACTGATATTGGAAACTATGAAAATTGTAGAGCAGACTTTAAAGCATATCTAAAAGAAGTTAAAAGAAATACTAATTATGCCGTTAAAGAGTTCGAAATGAGAAAAGCAGCTTACAGATATACCAGAGCTCAAACTGCAAAGACTGGTTCAATCGATGTTAACAGATTATGGTCATATAAAACCAATGATGATATCTTTGCAAGAGTTACTAAATTGGCTGATGCTAAAAACCATGGCATGATGATGTTAATTGATTACTCTGGCTCAATGTCAAACACAATGGCTCAGGTCATGGACCAATTAATGCATTTGGTTGTTTTCTGTAAAACAGTTAACATACCATTCGATGTTTATGGGTTTACTTCTACTAATATCAATCTAGGTAGAGATGGTTGGGGTTATGCGGCCGATGATTATACTGGACCTGATACAAGAGAGAGTGAATTACATCACGGTGGATTATCAATGCCTCAGATTATAAACTCTAAGCTAAAAAAGAATGATTACGAAGATGCGTTATTCCACATTTATCTCAGAAAGGTTCTTTGTACTAGTGAATATTCATATGACGAAAGAGCAATTCTTTCTAAGTTTGAGGAATATGGTTCAACTCCATTAAACGAGGCTCTTGTTAAAACTCACAGCCTTATTAAAACATTTAAAAATAAGAATGCAGTTGACAAAATGAACCTGGTTATTTTATCAGACGGCGATGCAAACAGATGCCAAATTGCAAAATCATCTAAAATTAAATATGTTGATAGTGCTAATTATGGCAAATGTGTAATTAACATTGACGGCAAGAAGGTTGAACTACCGGATCGAGGCAGATGGGGAACCAAAGCTCTTTTAGAGAATATTCAAAAGAGATATGGAGTCAAAACTCTTGGGTTCTTTATTGCTGATGGTTCATCTAATTTCTGGTACAAAATATCAGACGCCAGAGTTGACGGCGAAGGATATGGAATGCATGACCATGATGACCGTAAGCCATATAACAGACAATATGCAAAACACAAATGTGTTACTTTCCAAGACACTCTTGGATATAATGAGTACTACATTGTTAAAAATGGTAAATTCTTAAATACTGAGGACGATGGATTCGATGTTGCTGAAGATGCGACAAAGGGTCAAATACAATCACAGTTTAAGAAATACAGTAAGTCTAAGAAAAATAACAAAACTTTACTTACAAATTTTGGAAAGGCCGTGGCCTAATGTTACAGGAGTGTTACATTTGTGTAACATTTTTGTAACTTTTTATAATAGCGTGTTTACATTATACCTAAAATGTAGTATAATGGTACACATAATAAATTGATAAGGAGACTATATTATGCAAAACTTGAAAACTTCAACTACTATATTACTTAAGGACCTGGTATCTAAATACCCGGACCAAGAGCACTTCAGAAAATCTACAATCGTAGATGCTGGTAAAGCTCTTGGATATACCGGTAAGGACTGGGACCCAATTCTAACTAAAAACAATAGAGTTAAAATAGGTACATATGACCTATCGGCTCTTATTGAACCAATCAGAGCTGAGGTTCTGAATTCATCTGTTGTGAATCCAACAATGCCTGCTACTGCAGCGCAGATGCAATCAATTGTTTCCGAAGAGAGAAACTTTGCCTCTGTTGACTCAACATTTATTGCATGGGGTGCTTTCCATGACATCGTTAAAATAATCAAATCAAATATGTTTTACCCTACATATATCTCTGGCTTATCAGGGAATGGTAAAACATTTATGGTAGAACAGGCTTGTGCTAAAGTCAAAAAGGAATTTATCAGAGTTCAAATCAACCCTGAAACTGACGAAGATGATTTGTTAGGTGGTTTCAGATTAATCAATGGAGAAACTGTCTTCGCCAAAGGCCCTGTCCTAAAAGCAATGGAGAACGGTGCAATA